CGATGATCACGACCGATGACGTGAAAAAATACCTTAACATACCCGGCACAAGCGACGATACGATGATTTCCGGCATTATCCAGACCGGATATGATTACTTGGCCGGGGCTATCGACGATTTCGCAACCAAACAGAAGAATGAAGCCTTCAGCCGGCTGGCAGATGCCTGGGTGTTGCATATGTGGTGCCCAGATGCCTATGACCAGCGGGAAGGCGGCTTCGACGGGCAGAGAATGGCTATGAATTACCCGGCCAGAGCCATGCTGACCCAGCTGCAGATGTACAAGGAGGGATAAGAGAATGAATCTTGAAATCACGGGGGAAATCTTCGACAGTGTGAACACGGATAACCTGATCAGCGAACTGCAGAACGCTCAGGAAGACGTGACGCTGACCATCAACAGCCCCGGCGGTGATGTGTTCGCCGGCCTGAATATCGTGAACGCCATCCGGAAATGCGCCTATAAGGTGCATGGCCAGGTGGAAGTCCTGGCCGCATCCATGGCCGCTATCATCGCTCTGGCCTGCGATGACGTCACCATTGATGAATACAGCGTCATGATGCTGCATAACTGCTGGACGGTGACCGGCGGAAACAAGGAACAGATCCAGAAGGACTTGGATGCCATGACTGCCATTGACGCCATCATCCATGACATCATCAGCGCTCATGCCGTGGATAAGGATCTGGCTGCAAGCCTTGACGGTGGTGACATGTGGCTGACTGCTGCCCAGGCAGCGGATGCCTTTGACCACGTCACTGTGGCCAGCGTGGAACGCCAGGAAGACATCCTTGCTGCCAAGGGCGGCTTGACTGAACTGGTCCTGAGAGCCCAGAAGGTGCTGGAAGACCAGAAAAAGGACGAAGATAAGCCGGCCCCGGCTGAAGAAGATCCGGACAACGGCAACGAAGATGACAATCCCGATAGTGGCGACGACAGCAGCGACGATGGGGGCGATGAAGGTGCTGATGGTGATGACCAGAGTGGCAATGACCAGGACCCGGATGAGGACGCGCCTGATAAGCAGAAAGATGACCCGCCGAAGGACTATGAAATTCCATCCGCCCTGAAGGACCTGCTGGACCGTGCTGATAAGATGGGGTGATGCCCATGTTTGAGAGACTCAAAGCGTACCTGAGAGGGTACCCAACGGCCCCACCTGGGGCTACGAACGTCATTCCAGTGGGCAGAGGCCCCAGAGTGTACGTCAACGCCAACGGGGACGTCACCTACGCCACCTGTGTGAAGGTGCTAGCCCAGAACATGGCCCAGCAGAAATGGAGCGTTTACGATTCCAAGAACACTGTGAGCCCTGGGCAGGTGCCCGGAATCGGCTATGTGCTGAACTGCCAGCCGTATCCTGGCATCAACGCCTTCGACTTCTGGGAATATATCGAAAAGCAGCGCCTGGGCACGGGCAACGCCTACGCCCTGATCAGCTACAACCGGCTGACACAACTGCAATATCTGGTACCGCTGGATAGCCGGTCCGTGACCGTCATGTGGGATGATGCCAACATCCTGGATGGGTCCCGAAAACTGGTCTATCAGTACACAGACCCCCGGAACGGGCAGGTCTACACGATTCTGCCGGAGGAAATCCTGCATTTCAAGGCTTTTTCCAGCAACGGTATCGTTGGCCGCTCTGCCCTGGACGTTCTCCGGGATAGCCTGATGGCCAATGCAGAGGTGGAATCAGCGTTCCGGACGGCTGTCAGAAACGGATTTTCCGGAACGATCGTGCTGAGCTACACGTCTGATCTGTCGCCCAGCCGCCAGAAAGTCCTACAGGAACAGGTGAAAGAGCTGTTGAGTAACAGCAATTCGACCGTTCTTCCCTTGCCGGCTGGCATGACGGCCACGAACATCACGAACGACATCCGTGGTTACTATGAAACGCTGAAAAATCTGAAAGTAGAAGACATCAGCGGGCTGTTCGGCGTGCCTCTGGCCATGCTCAACAAGATGGGCGGCACTGGGGCGGCTACATTTAGCACGAACCAGATGATGCAGTTCTTCACGAACACGATCAGGCCCATTATCGCCCAATATGCTACAGAGCTCACGAGCAAACTGCTGAGCCGGCGCCAGCAGGATGCCGGTTACCAGGTAATGACTATCAACGACCCGCTGGACAACCTGGACGAACAGGCTAAAGCGTCCGTCCTGGCCAGCTATACCGGGGCCGGGATCATGACACCCAACGAAGCCAGAGCATCACTGCATTACCCTCAGAGTGAGGCCCCTGGGGCTGACAATTTGAGCCAGATCGGCGGCACTGGATCACTGGGCGACAGTCCGGAAAACGAAGGAGGTTCTAACAAATGACTGTTATCGACAAAAGCGTGAAAATCAAGATCGGCGGGAAAACCTACAATCTGCTGTTTACGGTGAAAGCCCTGATGGAAGCAGAGCATGACTGCACGGAGGATTCCCTTCTGCTGGTGATCTCCAGCCCCAGCAAGCTGGCGGCCTTCCAGAACTGCTATGCGCTGCTGAAAGCCGGCCTGATGGCCGGGAATCCCGGCACGGTGACCGAAGATAACTTCGACGAACTCTTTGCTGCAGCTGTCGAAGAATACAAGGCCTGTGCCGGCGTGGCTCCGTATTGCGTGGAAGCCATCAAGAAATCCGGCCTGATCATCAAAGCGGAAAAAAATCCGGGGGCGGCAACCAAAAAGGAAGCGTAAGCCCCTCAGACAGGCTGAAAGCCGTGCACGTGACCGACCTGATCAACGACCTGGAACCATTGGCCCTGGGGGAACTGGCCATGACGCCGGATGAATTCGCCGGCAGTACGGTCGGGGAGATCAACGCCATGCTGGATGGCTACCTTCGGAGGCGTGAGACCCTCGAAGATCTGTTCATCGTTAACTGTGCGCTGCCGACTTACCGGGCATTTTTCGGCAGGAAGGCTCCGACCTACAAGGACCTGACGGCCCACCGGCGTCGGAAAAATCCGGAACCGCATGAACTGCCGCCCATAGATCCTGCCCTGGTGGCCAAATGGAAACCGATACTGACTAAAAAGGAGAAACAATAATGCTTATCTCTTTGCAAATCAAATCCGACATCGAACTGGTGAAGAACCAGATCAATGCTCTGATTGCCGACAAGAAAGAGGTTCCGGCAGAGCTGCAGGCCAGACTGGCCACCCTGCTGGACCAATACGATGTGGCCGTTGCCGATGAAGCCGGCCGGAAACATGAAGGAGGTAAAGATATGACCATTACTAAGAAGGAACTGAACGCCGCCCTGAAGAAATTCCTGCGTCACGACCGCAAGGAACTGGATGACCTG